AGTTAAGTTGTCGGCAGGGATACTCTGCACCACTGCAACTGATCGGCCCCTGCGGGGATAACCGAAAGGATTGAGAGGCCGCGAATCCTACGCAAACTTCAATTCTTTTCAATCATGGCTGACGCTGATCTCAAAAGAGTAGGTCAAATTAAAGGCACCGGTGGTTCATGGACCGCTGGTGCTACTGCTCAAGATGGTTATCGTGCTCTGTTCCTTAAGCTTGGAAGCGCAGAAGTGCTTTCGGCATTCGAGGAGTATTGCGTCTTCAAAGGTAAAACTAAGGAGCGTAATATCAGGGGAGGCAAAAGTATGGCCTTTCCGATCACGGGCAAGCAAAGTGCGGCCTATCATCAGCCGGGCACTGAGATTACAGGAGGAACTAATGATCCCTCCGATCTCAATGAGCGCATCTTGACGTTAGATAGCCTCATGATTGCCGACGCAGCAATCGCTGAGGTTGATGAACTTATGGCCTACTGGCCGGCACGCCAAGAAATCACCCGCGAATTGGGCCGGGCTCTTGCCTACGAGTACGACAAGCGCGTAGCTCGCATCATCTATGCAGCTGCTAACAACAGCACTGAGCCCCTTGCTAAGTCCATTAACACTGGCCGCGTAGGTGCAACAGTGACTCTTGGCGCTGACTACACCGGCGCTGCCGCAACTCGTCAAGAGAAGGGTGACGCTCTTGTGAACGCCATTTTCGATGCACGCATCGCGATGGAACAGAAGGACGTTCCTACCGACAACCTTTATGCAGTTTTCGGTCCTGATGACTATTACGCCATCACAATGTCGTCTCGCGCTATTAACACCGACTTCAATTCAGGCGGTGGCAATGGCACAATTGCAGACGGCAAAACCCTGATGGTGGCTGGGATTCCTCTTTATTCCAGTAATCACGTTGTCCAGCCTGCCTACTCGCTGGTCGCTGGAGATTGCAACGCAGAGTATGCACAAGACCTGAGTAACAACAAAGGCCTTGTATTCCATAAGGACTGCGCTGGCGTCTTGACCATGTTGAGCCCAGCTCTTCAGGTCACGTCAGGTGACTGGAACGTTTCTCACCAATCCACTTTGATGGTCGCCCGTCAAAACATTGGTATGGGCGTTCTGCGTGCCGAGTGTGCTGTCTCTATCGGCGTCTAGTCCTAGGGTTAGATTGCGTGAAGAGTAGGGGGGTGGCTAGGTCTTCGGACCTGGCCCCTTTTTTTATGGGCTTTAACATGTAGTCATTACTTGTGCATGTGACATGGGAACGGCGCAGCAGGCGATGACTCCAGGGAGAACAACCCTGCTGGATGCCGTCAACACTCTTTTGGTAAACATTGGCGAGCAGCCTGTTTCGTCATTGGAGAATGAGCAGATTCAGGACTCAAGAATTGCTCAGCAAACGTTGCTTGAATTTCACAAAGACGGGCAAACCCGTGGATGGTCTTGGAACAGGGAAGAGGCGTATCCATTTAGCAAGGACTCTCTGACCGGAGAAGTAGAAGTCCCTTCCTCAGTGATGTCCTGGTCAGTAGACCCCTACCAGTTAAACGGTCGTTTTATCTTGCGTGGTACTCGCGTTTACGACAAGCAAATCCGATCTTTCAGCATTCCTGATGATGTGGTGCCGATTAAAGCTGACGTGATTTGGCTGCTGTCTTGGGACCAGTCACCTGAAGCCTACAACCGTTGGACAACAATTCGGTCAGCGAGGGTGTTTGCCACTCGAATGCTTGGCTCCGATTCTTTAACTCAATACACAGCTGTTGATGAACAAGCTGCGCTGACGGAGTTGATGAGGGTTGAATACAACCAGTCTCAGCCCAACTCACTGACAGGTGGGCCTGGAATGGTTCCTATCCCTACTTACAGCCCTGAGCTTGGCTTGCTGCGTGGCGTCCATGGGGGTGTGAGCATTGGCTAATCTCGTTTCTTATGCAATCCCCAATCTGATCCAGGGGATCTCTCAACAACCTGATGCTCAGCGTGACCCAAGTCAAGGTGAGATTCAAGTCAATGGTGTCTCTTCGATTGCGGAAGGCCTTAGGAAGCGAGACAACACAACTGTTCTAGCGAAGGTGAGCACTTCCCCTTTCGGGGACGCCTTTATTCATTCGATCTTGAGAGATCAGAGTGAAGAGTATCTAGCTGTGATTACTAATTCAGTGATCAGGGTGTTTGATCTGCAGGGCGAAGAGTATGACGTTCTGCCAGACACGAATGCTTATAACTATCTAGCAAGCGTCACTGACGCTCGACAGCAGGTCAGGGCTGTAACCATTGCGGATTACACATTTGTGATCAACACAAATGAAGTCGTAGCAATGGATTCAGCTGTTGCCCCAAAAGTATCTAGGCCACCCCACGAATGCTTGATTTGGGTTAAGCAAGCTGCTTACGGCAATGAGTACACCGTCAACGTCAATGGATTTGAAACCACAGTTCAGACAGCAGTAGCGCCGGTAGTCAGTGACGGCACGACTGTTACTGAGAATCGGATCAGTTCAGAAGAAATCGCTGCGCAGATCATCGCTGGTCTTGGCACGGCTGGGCTTACCGGTTACACCATTGAGCAGTCTGGATCGGTGATCTGGATTTGGGGGACCAGCGCAATCACGGTAAAGGCGACAGACGCTAAGGCCAATTCAACGATCACTGCAATTCTGTCTTCAGTTCAATCTTTTATAGAGCTTCCAACAATTGCGCCACAGGGCTATCAGATTGAAATTGAAGGAGACCCAGGAAACAACTTTGATGGATATTACGTGGAGTTTGAGCCGCGTGATGGTGTGTTTGGCGAGGGGTCATGGCTTGAGACCGTGAGCCCTGGAGTCGAATATAAGATCAATGCCTTGACGATGCCTCACGCTCTGATCAGGACAGGGGCATCTCCAAAGCCTCAGTTTTGGTTTGGGGCAATAGATGGTCAGACAGTCGCAAACATCCCCGACCCTGTGCCTACTTGGGGGGAACGGACTTGCGGTGATTACGACACAGCAAAAGATCCTAGTTTTGTTGGCAATGCCATTGCAGATGTCTTTATCTATAAAAATCGACTCGGGTTCCTTGCCGATGAGAATGTCATTCTTAGCCGTACTCGCGAGTTCTTTGCTTTTTTCCCAGAGACGGTTACGACTGTTTTAGATACTGACCCGATTGATGTTGTCGCTAGCAATAACAGAGTATCAATCCTTAAATATGCAGTCCCTTACCAAGACGAGCTGATCTTATTTAGTGCTCAATATCAGTTTCGTTTCAATGCTGCTGAGACAGTCTTGACACCAAGAACAGCGCAGCTGACAGTCTTGACTCAGTTTGAAGTCGATACCACCGTCAGGCCACAGCAGGCAGGTAGTGGAATTATCTTTGCTCAGCAAAACGGCGATTGGACACAGCTCAGAGAGTTCAGCGTGCGCGGGGCGGGAACTGCCTTGACGGCAGATGCCGCAGACCTGACTGGTTATGTGTCGAGCTATGTGCCGTCTGAGATTTTCAAGATGACGGTGAATGATACAGGCAACGGCTTGTATGCAATCAGTGGTCGTCAGCAGTCTGGAATCAATTATCAAAATCGTATTTACACCTATAAGTATTTTTACCGAAACAGCGGCAGCGGTGCCGAGCGAGTGCAGTCAAGTTGGAGTCACTTTGAGTTAAATGGCGTTGATCAAATCCTCCAAGTCCTTTGCGTAGAAGAAGTCCTTTATTTGTTGACTCAATACGGCAATGACGTTTATTTGGAGAAAATGCCGGTGTCAGACCGTCAACCAGAAACGGTGACGATTGCACCGTTCAAGCTTTTGCTTGATCGACGGGTGACTAGCACTTCTGAGACGCCACCTTTGCTGCGCATGGCGGCAGGCGTTTATGACTTACAAAGCAATCGAACTACATTCACGTTGCCTTACTCGGCGGCAAGCAATACACAGGTTTGGACAATGTGGGACGCCGCTGATCCAGCTGCTTTGGCCCCTGTCTTTTTGGGAGAGACCGCATCTGGCACAACCGTGACTTGCAAGGGTGACTACTCCAATGTTGATGTAGCCGCAGGCGAACCTTTTGAATTTAGGTATCGATTCACCAAGTTCAAGTTGGTCAAGGAAATTGGTGGTGGAAAAACAGCGGCGAATGCGACTCGCACACAAGTAAGGAATGCCAAGCTTAGATACCACGAAACTGGGTATTTCCAAGTCAAGACCTTGCCTGAGCATCGAGAGCCAGGCCTTTACACGTATGACGGGACAGTGAGTGGTGTCATGAACGCTGCAATTGGACGTCCATCGACTGCTGATTTGTCAGATAACTATGAGCGTTATGCCGAAGGGATCTTTTCAATTCCTATTTATGGCAAGGGTGATCAGGTTTATGTAGAGCTAATTTCTGATAGACCGCTACCTTGCAAGTTCTCCACTTGTGAATGGGTGGCGCTATTAACTACAAGAGCGCAGGCTTTGCAATGAAGTGGGCTTTCCCAACGGAACAACGCATCCTTGAGGTTGGAACCAACCTTAGAAAGGCCGATCGTGATGAGGTTTGGCTTAGCCACCGCCAAAAGGGGCTTGATGCCGTTATTGAGAGCTGGAAGCACAGCAGTCTCTGCCGTTGCATCGTGACGGACGAGGGCGAGCCGGTGGGAGTAACTGGTCTTGTGAGAAACCGGATTTGGTTGCTGGGAACCGATAATTTGGTGGCAACACGCGAAAGACGTTTGCAACTGTGCAAAGAAGGGCGAGGATGGGTAGAGCACTGTTTGCAGGTAGCTGGTATGGCAATTGGAAATGATGTCTATGCCAAGAACAGGGCCAGCATCCGTTGGCTTAAGCATCTGGGATTTAGCGTCGCGTCCCCAAGGCCTTTAGGGGAAAGTGCTGCGTTGTTCTGTGAGTTCTGGAGGTCTGAATAATGATTGTCATTTCGCCTCTTGTCGCTGGTCTGGCTACTGGTGGATTGCAAGCCGGGATGGGAATCTTTGGGGCTTTTAACCAGCAGCAAGCAGCAAGGCAGCAGTACCTGAATGACGTCACCTTTCAGAATGCCAACAATCGTTTTTCGATGTGGCAGGCAGGTTTTAGTTCGCGAGTTCAGGACGCGAACAAGCAACATCAGTTCTGGCAGGAGACTGTCAATTACAACCAGCAACTGGCATACGCGAATTCACAGCGCAATGTTGAATTGTTGAGGGCGGCGGACCAAGCCAAGGTCGTTGCAGAAACCAGGGCATCTGCTGGTGCTTCCTATGTCGGAAGCAGTGATGCAATTGCAGATCAGTTTGCTCAAGCTGAGATGAGTGCTGCTGTAGCTCAACAGCAATACACATGGAGAGCATTGTCTGCCAGGTCATCGGTGAGAGCAATGGAGATGGAAGGCAATTCAGTGGATCGCATCGTCAATAACTATGCGTTTCAGCTTGGTGACGCAGTGACGTTGGCAGCAATTGAATCCGACTGGAGGGAGAACCAGTACACCGACGCGCAAGCTCAGCAGGTGACTCAATACCTGAATCAATGGAACAGTCAATCGTTCTATGAGTCGCAAACGATCTTTGATCCGGTTGCACCGTTTGCACCATTGCCCACGTTGATGACGCCACCGCCGCCGAGTCGAACGGGTGCGCCGCCTAGTAATGCAGCTTTTGCCACGAGCATCGCTAGTGGGTTGATTGGTGGCGTATCGCAAGGCTTCAGCACTTATTCAGGAATGAACAGGCTGAAAACACCTTCTAGTTCACAAGGCCCAGGCACGGGCACCCCGTTCGGTGCTGGTTTCAATTTTGGGCTTCTCGGAGATTATTCCAATGGCTGAACGTTTATTCCAGAGTCAGCTGCGCCCTGTTGCTCAGCCACTTAACACCTTTGTTAATCCGCAACAAGTGCAACGGGCTGGTGTTTCGCAGCAACCATTGCTTGGGCAGGTCAGCAAAATTGCAACATTGCAGCAAGCTGGCACAAGCAGTGTTGGTGGTTTTAACCAGTTTGAGCAAATGGCTCAAGCCCTTGGGGGATTGAATAAAAACTTGGTTTCATTGGTGGACAAAGGTTTTAAGCAGTACGCCAAGGGGAACATTGAAGCTGGCTATTACGAGGCGCTAAAGAATCAGCAGACGCTTGGCGTCATGACATTGCAGCAAAACCAAGAGGCTGGTGCTGCAGAAGCCGCGTCAATGATTGGTCAGCTTGAGAAGACTGACCCAGTTGGGGCGTCTTTACTGCGTGAAGCAAACCCGTGGAAGGCTATTGGCCGCCGACGTGCATTGGCACAGCTTGCTGCTGGCCAAGTGTCTACTGTCCTAAACGGTGCATTAAGCCAAGAGGCGGGAATGCTGGCTGGAATCAAGCCAGGCACGCCTGAGCTGATGAAGATAAAGCAAGAAAAGACTCAGGAAGTCTTGAATCAATTTGGCTTAACAGGAAGTGAGCCTGAGGCTACTTATTACGTGACTCCTGTCATGAATAAGTCCTGGGATAATTTCACTAAAAAACAAAGTGAACTTTATAACGAAGAGTTATATCAAAGCGCAATCGAGTCGACTAATCAAGCAGTGAACTCAACGCTGATGCAGGCGTCAGTAGATGGCATTATTTTGCCGGATGGATCTGTTTTGACGCCAGGCAGCGTTGGCTTTGGCAGTGCAGCAGGTATTGAGTTGACTAGGCAGATTGATGCAGGCCTGGCAATGCTTGGCGGCAAAGACAAGATAGATGCGATGAAGAAGATCAAGGAAAGCTTGGGTGCTGTTTATGCAATGAATATCCCTGGCATCCGTGACGCGATTGGGAATATACGACTTGGCAACAGGAGAGACGATATAAGAACGCGACCCAGATGGCTTGATGCCAATCCATTTGAGCTGATGGATTACACCAACAGTGGGATGAAGATGGTCAAAGAAGGCGATGAGCTGAAGCAGGCAGAGCTTGAGCGCGGACTGAGATCAGCGGCAATTGATCCTGAAATGGGAATTGTTGGGATTACTGATGAGGCGGAATTAAGCGCACGGATCACAGGCTTGCGTGGTCTTTATCCAGGCTTGCGAGATGTAGATAAGGTTCTGAGTGAATTGATTTCTGAGAACAATCAAGTCAATGAAGAACAGTACGCAATTCCGTTTGACCGGAAAGCTGAAATGGTGGAAGCGTTTGACCAGCTTACGCCAAACGATGTAAGCCTTGAGAATTATCCTGAGCTGGTTCGACAGGCCAGAGCGGCTGCTGCGTTAGAGCCACTCAGGGAAGATAGAGAAACAAAGCTCAAAGAGTATCTGGGCAAGATCAATAAGGCGCGTGAAGATTTTGCCACGTTGCCAACAGGCGCAGCGTTGCAATCAAACCTGTCTCGTTCTGTTAAAGAAGATCTGAACGATCCAAGTATTGCAAAGCTCAAGGGCAGAGCGTCAGCATCTTTTATTGATGGCTTAATCCAGCTTCAAGGTGCCGAGGCCACTCCAGATTCACAGCGTTATGTGGAATTTGCCAATGATGTTAGGGGCTTGTATGAGAACGCAATTTGGAGCAAATTCACTGATTACCGGAACAAAACTGGCGGGAAGAATATCCCTTTAGACCAGCAAGCCAGGTTGAGGGAAGAGGCGATTGCAGAAGTCCGCAAATCAGATGCATACAAGGAAGCCAAAGAAAGAGCATTGAAAGCCGCACCACCACCAGCTGGTAGTGATGGCACACCGCAAACATTTGTGCCTGTTGACGTTGAGAAAGAGCCTTCACCCCGCGCATCAGCGAACACCATTCCGCAGAACAGAGCGAGGCAGTACGCCAAAGAACCAGTGATGAATCAATACTGGGTTCGTGATGAGATGAAAAGCCTTAGTGAAGGCAAGTCAGTAAGCACTCAGTTATATGACTTAGCGACAAAAGCAGGCACCAGCACTGATCGCTATTTACTAGAGCAAATCAAGTTCTTTCCTGCTTTAGATCCACAGGGCAGATTTCGCGGTGTCCTTGAAAAAAGAGTCGAACGGGCACGTCAAGCAAATACACCAGCCGCTTCCAACTTCGAGGCAGCTACAGACCCGATGGGCAACCAGTCCTATTCAGGCCGGAGTCCTGGTGCATGGCTGATGAGCATGTTTGAGCGGCCAGCTGCTGCAGGAACATTGCCGCCAAGTCTGCGAGTGCCAAGCCTGAGTACACCCGCTGTTAATGGCAACTGGGTCACACCTTCTGGGTATGAAATTGTTCAATACGTCACGGGTGATGTAACTGCGCCGCATGACGGCGATGCATTGATTGTTGATTCAGCTGGCCACGGCGGTGATCACTATCACAACCACTACGAGTTCGCGACGGTTGCTGGACGCAAGCGTGCTGCTGCTGCATTTCGGTCGGCAGGCTTCCGCGTTACATCTGAAGTGAGGGAAGGCGATCCCAACTCTCACGGTGTTGGCCGTGGGCTGGATGTTGCACCACCCCTGAACCTCCCTCGCACCGTTGAAGCGGAGGCCAGATGGTCTCGTGCTGCCAACGCCATTCTCGGTTTTACCCCCTAGGACACTCATGAACGACTTTGAAGGATTTGAAATCCCTGAGCTGTCCGACCAGGACATGCAGGGAATGGAACCTGTCACCGCAAGGCAGGGCAATAGTCCCCGGCAGGAAATGGCCGGGAAGGTCAAGGATGACTTTGGTAATTACATCAGCGCCGATACGCAGATTGGTGGGGTGAGTGCCAGGGAGTGGTATGGGATGAATCCCGATCAGCGCCGTGCGCAAAAAGCCAAAGGGTTTGAAGAGTCGCTTGGTCCGCTGAAACCGTTAGGCCAATTCGTCAATTCCATTGCATCGCCAGGATTTATTGAAGGCATCATTTCGGAGCCTTTCAATGCAGTCAGCAACCTGACTAATGCAATTGGCGACAAGATTCAAGGAAAGGAAGTAGACCTCAGTGACGCATGGCAGATTCGGCAAGAGGATCTTGCAAAGCTGAACCCTCAGCGGACGACTCTGACTGGACGATCAGAGGAGATTCTTCCGCAGGATGAAGGTGGTAGGG